AGTTTGGCTTGTGCCTTTTCAGATAAAGCGGTGGCTTCAGACATCTTCTTTTGATCTTCCATCATCTTTTTCTTGTCAGCATATTCGCCTTCAAGTTCGATTTCAACCTTTTGACCGTCTGCCATGCTAGCATCTTCTTCAGGTGATGAAAGCTGATCGTTCTCAGATTTCAAGCCTTCAATTTGAGCTTCTAATTGCTTGACGAGTTGATCTTTTTCTAACACTAAGGCGGTTAATTGATCAACTGTCATCGCTTTTAATTCTTCTGGATTCATTATGTTCTCCATGAGTAAAACACGACTTATCTTATCTTTAGATTGTGCTGGTCTTGCCGTCAATGTAACGGCTTGCAATTGGGCGAATCCAATAGGTTTGGGATCGCCTTCCCTTGCAAAAATCTCACCTACTAAAAATTCGGGTGATGGATATAAAACGCCTTCACTAGCTGTCACTAGATCGAGCCCTGCTTGAGTATATAAAGGCTTTACATATAAAGCATCATCTTTTACATAAACATCAGATATTTCACCATAAGCCATGGATTGAATTGGATCAGTAGCACCGTTATCCATAAAGGGCGATGATTGATGATTCCAATCAATGATGACGGGGTCTTGAGATGATCGTTCTTTAAACACTCTTACGATCTCAGCAAGGATTGCAGGCGTGACATCTTGAATTGTCTTCCCATTGATGCGACTGTTGACCTTACCAACAGAAAGCACCTTAATGTCTGATCCTGGATATAAAGCAACCTCTCCCATTTTGATCCTCTCTCTAAATGCCTTAATGTCAGCACTATTGGAGGTCTGCAAGGTAGATTCTGACAATGCTTTTTCTTTTTCATCAGCTCTTTCCATTTGTGCTAAAATCTTTTTTGCCCAAGTATAACCTGCATCACCGCCCCAACCATCCCAAGCTTGACGGCCTTTTCCGTACTCTTCCCATGTTGAGCCTTGCTTGTCGACTTCGTGCCTTGTGAAATAGGCAACCATTCGCTTAATGGTATCAGGTGATAAAGTAACGCCGTTAGATAAATCTCTTGCTCTAGCAATCCCAACGGCTGTCATTCCACGCTTTGAAGGTGGCTGTTCAGCTCTCTTTTTCAATGCTCTGATTGCTGCATCTCTCACGCCTTGAGGTGGAGTAAAATCAATTCCATCGTATTTCTTAGGTGCATTGAGATAAGCGTTAAATCGTCTATTCATCAAGCGTTGTTTAGCTAAAGAGATTTGCTTTTCATTCATTTGATTGCTCTCAATCTTTCAGCCATCGCTAAAGCTGGATTTTGCGCAACGGCTCGATCTTGTGCTGTCCTTGATGCTTCCATTGGCAACTGCCCTGCACCAATCTTTTGTCTGATAGCACGCTCAAGATCATCATCAGGAGTCAATAATTGGGCTTGCACCAAGCTAGGCAATGATGCGAGCGCTTCAGCTAGTGCATCAGTATCTAATCCACTATGCACCAAGCGAGGCAATTTTGTTGCTTCAATGTTGCCATAATTCCAACGAATAAGACGGCCAATTGTTCCACCGCCCCGTCTATCTTGTCCACTAATTGCACTTGCTACCAAGTCAAGAAAATTGATGCATGCTCTTCTAAAAACGGATAGATGCACTTCACCAACTGATCTTGACCCGGTGTCAGAAATTCCCAAATTCATAAATTGAGCCATAAAGGCTTGTGAGATCTGATTGTCACATTCTTGAATAACCTGTAAAGCACCGTTAGCATCAAAGCCCGATGATCCTCCATAGGTATCAAAAGAAACAATGTTGTTTTCCACTAGATAACTCTGTTCTTGCACCACATAAGCCTGTGCTTGCTGTTGTGCCTCGTTGATCATTGCATCAACATCACCGTTTGAAATCCCCATTTGATCAATAGCTTGACGATTCACTTTTACGATTGGAGTAGGCACAGCCCATTTCTCAAGGCCAATTGCCATGAGTGTCGCCGCTCTTTGCTTTTCTTTCCACCACCACCAACAAGGGCGAAGCAAGCCAATACCCTCGAAGTTTGAGCCGGTACGATTGAGAGTCAATAGCAAAAGTTTTGATGCTGGTATAGGTTCAGGTGTAACACCGCCAACCATGATTTGAATAACGCCGTCTAAATTTTGTTTATCCACTGAAAGCCATTGCTGATGCGATGAAGGTTCACGATCAGCATATCTCTTGAGAAATACCTTCTCTTTTCCGATCGAGTCTTTAGCTACACAATAGACCTCTTCAGCATATCTCCAACCATGAGGAATAAATTCTAAAAGATAGTTTAGTTGATCCTCAAAAGATAATTCCATCATACCTGGATAGCCTTTAAATCCAAATGCCTCGTTAGCAAATCGTGCAAGTTCTTCGCTAGTTTGATCACCGTCTCGACCGGCCTTAAATTCCCATTTGGCTGACAGCAGAGTCTGCTTAACCAAGCTCCAAGATCGTCTAATAATTGGATCAGTAGCTAGCATATCTTCAGCTTCTCTTGTCCAAGATCGACCCGATAGAGCTGGGTTCTGTTCCTTGCCAGTGATATAACCGCCTTGAATAGATGTTCCACTTATCCCATAAGACTGAAAATGTGGTCTTTGTTGGGATAGATAGGGCATCTCTTTATTCGAGCTTGTCATTGTCATATATGGATAAACCGGCATAAACATCACCTAAAAGAATATATACAAATCATGATATTGCATAAAATGCTATTATATCAAATAAAAATTTAAGTCAAGGTATGGAAAAACAGAAAAGCCATACCTTGCCAACTCAACATTCCCCAACTACTAAACACATGAAAAGAGAAAATATGTGCAAGATTGATGATGAATTTTTTATCACTACTCAAGGCAAGATTTATTTTAAGGGACAGGTCTATGAGTTGGAAGACTGCGACTTTAATGAGGGTGCAAAAATTGTCATCCACTATGGAGAAAAGAAAATTGAAAAGCTACTCAAAAAAGACATTAAAATAAAAGTGATCCCTGATCAGTTTATATCTCAGAAAGAAGACGACATGTTTTTATCTCCACTAGACGAGCCAATCATCACAGCACAAGCTCAGCCCGTTCAGCCCATTCACTCAACCGTTGAATTGCCCCCTGAAATCAATCAGTTTGAGCAACTCATGAAAATCACAAAAGACAACACACCATTGGCGTTGATCATCCTAATCGTATTGATGTTTCAAAAGATGCAAAAGAAAGAACGAGATGATAAAGATCATGCGCTCGTTTGCGACTTTGAAAGAAAAGAGATTGAGAAAAAGATCAGCATCTTAGAAAGCAAGCTAGACACTCAAGCCAAAGATCAAGCTAAAATCCTTGTAGGTGATGATGATCTATCTGATCGATTGGATAAGGTGGAAGAGAAGATCAAGAAGATCAACGCTTCTTTGCCTTAACTAGAGGCTTTCTTAATGGAATGTTTAAATTTTCCAATACTAAATAAACCGAGTTTCTTGAAATACCAGTTAGTAGGCAAATCTCTTTAATCTCTTTGCCTTGCTCATAGTACTCTTTAACTGCAAATTGTTGCATGAGCAATTTTCTTGATAGACCTTTGGGACGGCCTCCAATTCGTCCCCTCTCTCTTGCTGCTCTTAATCCTAGGATCGTTCTCTCTCTGATCAAGCCAAGCTCCATTTCAGCCAAAGCCCCGAAGATGTGGAAGATAAAGACGCCCATGTGTGTGCTTGTATCAATACCATCGCTTGTCTTAAAATGGCATCCCTTAGCCTTGATCTTTTCTACTAGATCGATCAAATCCTTCATTGATCTACCAAGACGATCTAGCTTTAAACATACCAATGTATCGCCTTTTTTAAGAGCGTTTAAAGCTCTCTTGAGTGCTGGGCGTTCTTTAGTCTTGCCAGTCATCTTTTCTTGATAGATATCATGACAACCAACTGACTTTAAAAAATCGATTTGAAGATCTAAAGATTGATCTTCTGTGCTAACTCGTGCATATCCGATAAGCATTTTTTTTCCTTGATGAGAGTATAAAATAATAACACTCTCAGCCGTTTTTTATACTCAATTCATTTCTATTTTTTTTCACTCATAGAACGATTGAGATAAAATCTCTCATCGATACCATACTGATGAAATAGGTTTCTCATGCGATCCCTACTGATATCAAACATTCTCGCAAGACCAGCAAATGACTGAGCTTTATCTAAAGCTTTCAATATCTCATCTTTTGAGATTGCCTTGAGCTTAGCTCTATCTTTGGCTTTAGAATGGCGATGCATTTTTTCTTTTTTAATCCCAAGCTGATCACATTTAAATATAACAGCTGAAGGAGTAACGCCAAACTGAGCAGCGATCTCTTTCCAAGTTTTATCTGATGAAACAGCCTTGATAAGATCTTCCTCTTTAAGCTTCTTTGATTGAGCGCTCTTTTGTGGCTTTGTGTAGTTGCTCATATAACCTTGATAAACCTCGCCTCTTTCGATCATATCCTCGATCATGCACAATCTAGGATCTAAATCATATTGTCTCATCTGATCCTCCATCCATCTTTAAAACAGCCTTTTTTAATCGCCCACCATATCGCCTCTCAAAAGATCTGATCTTAGATATCACCTCTTGATCAAGGATGTGATGCACCCTTTCCAACTTCTCGGATGTGCCTAGAATAAATCCTCCATCGATCCACAACTGAATCAGTAATCTGTTTCCATACATGTCAATCTCCTAGATGTATTGTGTTTTCTTTTAGCATTAGTGATTCCTCATCGTCTTGATATGCGATTGAACGAAGTTGAGTTTATTCTTGACCGTTGGAGATGTAGCAGGCAAAGGCTTATCAGCAACGATCTCACTATCACGCCAAAGCCAATTTATGACATCGTACCTAAGAGCATCTAACGGATCTTCTCGACCGTCTTTTTTAGGTGTTTCTTTGCCATCCCAAGCATAAGACAAAATAGCCTTTCTGAATGAATTCCCAATAGAGCTTGCTCCTCGTTCCCATACTTCAGAAGTGCATAAAATTCTTCTTTGATGGATCAATCGCTTGACTCTTTGAATGCCGTTTAAAATGTCTGTTCGTATTGGATCAGTGCACCACCTAAAAGGCATCCCTATGCCACCTTGATCAGGGTGTTTTGAAAGCTCATGAAAAGCTGATTGGGCTGTACGATCTGATCTAGCTGATCCAGCTTTATCGCCGCTTGCACCGTCTAGCAAAATACGATTGGGATATCGTCTAGCTAGATCACGAGGGCAAGCGATTTTTAAGACTTCTTTGGCAAGCTCTGAGAGTGTTATTTCTTGAGGATTGATTTCAGCACAGATGACATCAGCTTCTAAAGTTGGATCATGCGCCAAGATCAGAACGGAAGGTTTTCTAAAACCAAAGTCGATGACAAGCCTTGATGACATAGATGGATGATAATCCCAATTGCTGATAACATGGCTTGATGTCCATTCAGAATAGATCACGCCTTGAGGTGGTCTAGGTTGATTTTCAACCATTGCCAAGCGTTCGCTTTCAGGCAAATTCTTGACGGCATCAAACCATGCTTCAGAGAGGTTGGCTTTATTGACATGACTAGCATAGAAGATTGGAGTGCATCCCGCCTTTTCTGCAAAATCAACCCACCAAGCACCCCAAACGGGCAAGCCCACCATGATCATCTTAGGCGATGGACCTGATCTAAGACGCCCCAAGGTTTTCTGAGCAACCTCTTCGGAAAGAGTTTGACATTCATCAATCAAGGCAAGGCCTGATGTTATGTTTAAGCCTTCCAATGGATTATGCGTGGCATCTCTTGTGCCTGGTCTAAAATAAGATCTACACCAAACAACATGACCATTTGGGGCAGTCCATTTGCCCTCTTGCTGATGATAAACCCAACCATAAGGCACAAGCCATTTCTCCAATTCTGGACCTAAAACGCTTCTATAGCGTGGAGCGGTATCAGTCACTAAAAGGGATGATTTGTTGGGATGTATGCTTGACCAAGTCCACAAGGCAAAGACTAGAGCTGAAGTCTTGCCGCTACCCCAACCAGCACGAACGGCAATGAATGGATCATCTGAATAGATCAAGCGGTCAATTAGATCGACTTGTAAAGGATTTAATTTAAGCTCTAGCTCAGTCTTCTTCGTCTGTGCCATCATCGTTCTCATTTGGGAGTTCGTGCTTGATTTGTACAACTTGCCCATGTTTCTCTTTTTGCACTTGCTGAATCACATTGATGATAACCTTGCTATCATCTCCCTTTGTGTTCATGTCGATTGTTTGCTTCTCTCCAAACTCCAAAGGAAACTTTCTAGCGAGTAACCATTGGGATGCTCTAACATCGCTTTCAGAATGTCGCTGAATGTTCTGAAGGTGCTTTAGCTTGAGAGATATTTCAGCCCTCTTGACATCAGCCACCAACTCAGCATCAGCCTTCATCCATGAATGAAAAGTGCTGTATGAGATGCCAACAACTGAAATCGCATCAGTTTGAGAAAGACCTTGAGAAATAAGCTCAAGTATCTGTTCCGTTGCGACAAGCCTTTTCTTTTTTGCGATCTCAGCCCTATCTTCTGAAGGCTTTTTTGCGATTGCTTTGGTCGTTTTAGAATCAACCGTATCGATTTTTGTGGTAGTTTTACTCTTTGCCATGATCAAGCTTTCTGATAATTTTAGTTGTGATTTTTTCAATAGCATCATCATCATCGCTTTCAAGCACTAAATCAATCTCATCTCTCTTTAGGCCGTCAAGCAATAGTTTTTCAGCAAGTCTTGAAATCTTAACTGCATGTCTATCGCTGATCGTATCTAGCAAGCTGATCAGCTTTGTTGATACATAAAGACTCAAGATTGATTTTCTATCTTTAGGCTTCATCATAGAAAAACAACCTCAGAGGCAATCACTTTGATGTATTGTTTGCCCTCGTGTTCATTGATGACAATACGACCGATAACGGTGATCTTATCGCCCTTCTTAGCTTGAGATTGAACAACGCTAGCAAAAGCCCCCCAAACCTCGCAATTGAACCAAGTTGTTTTCTCTTCGCCTTTAACCTTTTCACTATAGGCAACGGAAAAGGTTGCAAGGTCTTTATCGCCAATCTTCTTGAGTTGTGGATCTTGTCCAAGGCGTCCGATAAGTGTAAATCTATTTAACATCTTTTTTTCCCTTTAGTTGATTGTACAAGCCTTGAATTTGCTTGATATGGTTTAGATGATCTAATTGTTGATGAAGCCTATCTTGAAACGCTTGATATTCTTCAATTGTTTCATCTTGATTCATTTGATTTTCAACATCTATTTCAATTTTTGATTGAAGTTCTTTTTGTAATGATTTCTGTCGTTTTTTAAGAGTTTTCTCAAGTTCGCTGATCTTATTCTCAACCTCTTTATTTGAGAAATATTGTTGCTCAATCGTATTAGCATGATCATCGAACATATCTCCAAATATAACACTGATCAATACTTTCAATGCGTCAACAACATCAGGTGCATCATCTTTAAACATAGTGTCAATAATTGACTCAAGACAAATCAAGCGATTGAGTAGTTTGATATTTAACATAAAAATTCTCCTTTGAATGTGTATATATAAACACATAATATTATATAATTTTATATAATATTTTTTCAAAGAGAGAGAAAATGAAAATCAATGTGAATGATGGCTTTGTTGAATTGGTCGACCACATGGGAGACGATTTAGCAATTGTCAACGCCGCTCGTGTTTCCTATGCTGGATCAAGTGACAAATGGACAGATAGAGATGATAAGCTTTTAAAGTATCTATGGGAGCATGATCATACATCACCATTTAGACATGGGCATGTAAAATTTAGGATTAAAGCACCGATCTTCGTTTTAAGACAATGGATGAAGCATCAAGTCGGTTGCGCATGGAATGAACAGTCTGCACGATATACTGAGATCAAAGAGAGTTTCTTTTATCCCGATTTCTTTAGACTTCAAGACACTAAAAACAAGCAAGGCTCTTTTGGTCGTCTTGATGATGATCGAGAAGATGAAGCACTGACATTGCTAGCTCAAGGTTATCAAGTTGCTTATTACAATTATTTGAGATTGCTTGATATGGGTGTTTGTAGAGAACAAGCTCGCGTTATCTTGCCAGTTGGAACTTATAGTGAATGCATTTGGTCTGCAAGCATTCAGGCAATCATGCACTTTTTAAACTTGCGTTTAGATAGTCATGCTCAATTTGAGATACAAGAATTTGCTAAAGCCGTGTATGATATAACTAAGCCACTTTTTCCCAAGACGATGGAGCTAGTTAAATGCAATGTCTCAGATGTAAAAATACAATAAAATCAACCTTAGCAGGCTCAAGCATTGAGTATCACTATTGCATTAAATGCAGGGCTATTTTTGATCATCAGCCTATCATCTTATCATACGATGATGTTGAATATGATGAAAGCTGGGATGACATCACCAAAGACGAAAGCGAAGATGATGAATAACTTTTTTGATGTGTGTTGGCTTGTGATGGGATTGATCTTTAATCCAACTCAAGGCAAGCAAGATTTAGGATGGGAAAAGATCATTGCTCAATCAATCCCAAGTCGCATGAGAGTATGCCAACAAGTTGCATTTAGTGCTGATAGAATGGGAGTTGATCCAAATCTAATGATTGCTATTGCTTTCTATGAGAGCAAGTTTGAGAGAGGTTTAATTTCATCAGCTGGAGCGGTTGGAGTGATGCAAGTGAAAAAGCAATTTGTTGACTGTCAAGGATGCAATGAGATTGAGTATGGGATAAAGGCTTATCAGATATGGCTTGCTAAGAGTGAAGGCGATGTTTGTCTTGCTTTGGGTCGCTATGCTGTAGGCAATAAAGGCAAGTGTGGAAAGAGATCTAAAGCTATTATCAAGCTTGCTTCTGAGATAGCTTGTCTTGCCTCCAAGGATGATGATTGCTATGACTGCTAAAGATAAGGCATTTTTGAGTATGGCTGAGATCATGGCTAGCCTCTCACCATGTAGCAGGGCAAAAGTTGGAGCGGTGATAGTCAAGGGAGATGTCCCAATTATATCATCTTTCAATGGGATTGCTCGCAAGCAAAGCGGATTATGTGGAGGGGCTGATTGTCTTAGAGATAGATGTAAAATAGCAAGCGGATCAGAAAGCCAAATTGGTTGCCACCATGCTGAATTTAATGCGATTGCGAATGCTGCTAGAAATGGAATTGCAACAGATGGATGCTCGATTTATGTGACTGCTCCACCTTGTTTAATGTGTGCAAAGCTTATTCATCATGCTGGTATCAAATCAGTTATTTATGAAGATCGAGATAATAGGTGGATCTCCACAGGTGAAGAGTATTTATCAGCCAATGGTATTGATATTCTTAAAATTTAGCCGATTGGGAAATCACTGTAAAACTTCATACGAAGAAAATCGGATAAGAATTTTTTAGAAAATAATTCTTTGACCGAATCTTCATCTTGCTTATAAAGCTCTGCCTGAAATAGGCAAAATTCTTTAATGTCTTTGAATAATAGTTTTTTCAAAGCATCTTTTTTCATGATCAATGTTTGTAACTGCCAAAATCTAGAAACTTCATATTCTTTATTTTTATAAAAATTAGGAAATGGATCATTGAATTTTGCTTTAAAGATAGGTGCACTTGAATCTATTTCATAAGGGTAGTCTTGCCAACAATCAATAACGGTATCTGAATATCCACGAGCATTAATAATAGCTGAATAAAATAAAAATTTAGCCATTAAAGAATAGACTTGATCATCCATATAAAGGTTATCAAGACTTGATTCAAGTTGATCTACAATTCTCTTAATCAGAAACGAAGGCCAGATTTCAATCAAAAAATTTGAAGGCCTTTTAAAAGTTTCCGTACAAATTTGATTAATCAATTGCTTAATTTCATCTAAGTTTAAGTAATAATCACATTCTACATAAGGCAAATTATCAGGATATGAATGCACATTCTCTCCAAAAACTTTTCCTACTTCATGCACTTCAGAATGATTCATTGCATTAATTTTATCCAAAGAGATGAAATGATTATTGTTTCTATCCCATTCAGTTGGCTTATAGTAACCTAAACGATCAATAAAATAAGCATTATTGGCGTTTGATTTATCCCATAATAAACGATTATCACAATTTTTAGCATATAATTTAAAATTAAATCTAGACCTGCCAT